TACGATAGATAATTATCATCAGGATTGTGATGTAATTGACTATGCAACTAGTGAAAATCCAGCTGAACACAAGTCTCATAACTTGATTGAACTTGAAAATGGTCAGTATGCACTGTATCCTAATAACAGAATGCGTATTTTTGACAACAGTTTGACTCCTGTTGACCCCAAAATGCCTGATTTTAAGGTATCAACTCAATATTATAGTGTTGAGAATGGTTTTGAGCGACTCGGAATGGGTCGTGAGGACGAATATTTCTGGAAAACAGCAAAAGAACGCGAAAATCTAGCAAAAGAAGAGGAAAATGACTCCGAGTAATGACTTTTTAGACAATTTAGCTAACGATCAGCACCAAAAAATGCTTCGTGAGATTGCCAACGACAAGATTACACCTAAAAAAACGGATAAAGTTAAAGAAAGTGAAATATTTGACCCTGAAGGTGATCCAGAACCACTTTTTGGTTGATAAATAATACATAATTGCAGTATTCTTGTGCCTTTAGAGAGGGTAAGTCAGGGTTTTAAGGACTTAAGTATGACATTTCAGAGAAATCCTCTGAATGATGATCTTGTAACACTTAAAAATGAGACTGCTATTGCTCGTTCTGTAAAAAATATTGTATTTACGCAACCTGGAGGGAAATTTTTTGATGAGGACTTTGGTTCTCAAGTCTCCAGGTTTTTATTTGAAAATATTGATCCTATCACTGCCTCTAATATTAGAGATGAAATCGTTCAATCTATCGTTAATTACGAACCAAGAGTTCAATTGACTGATGTGTCTGTTGTTCCCAATTATGATAGCTACGCTATGAATGCAACTATAAAATATAACATAATTGGTGCTGACATTCCACCACAAATATTAGAGTTCGTTTTGCAACCAACCAGGTAAAAAATGCCATTATCAAATTTCACTAACCTGGATTTTAATCAGGTTAAATCAACACTTAGAGAATATCTAAAAGAAAATTCTAGTTTTACTGATTATGATTTTGAGGGATCTAATCTTTCAACGATCCTTGATGTTTTGGCATACAATACCTATATTACTTCATATAATGCCAATATGGTTGCAAATGAAGTTTTTATTGATAGTGCGACTTTAAGAGAAAACGTAGTCTCTTTAGCAAGAAATATTGGATATACACCAAGATCAAGAACAGCAGCGCGTGCTACGATCACATTTTTTATTGATACATCAAACCTCTCTCCAAAACCCTCTACGATTACACTTGCAAAAGGTGTTGTAGCAAGTTCTTCTAGTTCTTTTGGTTCTCAATCATTTGTTTTTTCGATTTTAGAAGATATTACAGTTCCTGTTGTAGATAATACTGCACAATTTAACAATATTCCTATTTTTGAGGGTAATTTAGTCACATCTAGTTTTACCTACAATGCTAGAAATACAGAACAAAAGTTTATTTTAGATAATATTGGTATTGATACAAATTTAATGACGGTCTTAGTCAAACCAAATCAACAATCATCTAGAAGTGTAAAGTATAATCTTCAGGATAGTTTATTTGATATTGATGGAGATACTAAGGTCTACTTCATTCAAGAAGTTGATGATGAAAGATATCAAATTATTTTTGGAGATGGTATTTTTGGCAAAAAACTTGATGACAATAATTTTGTTAATGTAAACTACATTACCTCTAATGGTGATGCTGCTAATGGTGTTAATAACTTTAAATTCTCTGGAAGACTTACATATAATCGTAACGCTGAAACTTATGTTGTAACATCCGGCATTTCTGCGCTCACGACTGGAGTGGTTGCGTCTGGAGGTGAATCAATTGAGGGTGTTGAATCAATTAAGAAATTTGCTCCCCGCATCTATGCATCTCAAAATAGAGCGTTGACTGCTAATGACTATGAAACCTTAATTCCTGCAAGAATTTACCCAGAAACTGAATCTATTTCTGTTTTTGGTGGGGAGGAATTGGTTCCACCACAATATGGTAAAGTATTCATCAGCATAAAACCAAGATTTGGTGATTTCTTGCCTAATTTGATGAAGGAAAATATTAAATCTAAATTAAAGAAATATGCTGTTGCTGGAATTGTTCCAGAAATTTTAGATTTAAAATATCTTTTCCTAGAAATTAACAGTAAAGTTTATTATAACACTAACTTTGCACCATCAGCTACCGCTGTCTCTAGTATCGTTCAAAACAACGCAACTAAGTATTCTGAGTCATCTGAGATGAACAAATATGGTGCAAGATTTAAATATAGTAAATTCTTAAAAATTGTCGATGATAGTCATGAGGCAATCACCTCTAATATTACGACAGTAAAAATGCGAAGAGATTTGCGAGTTGTAACTAACTCATTTGCAGAATATTCTATTGGATTTGGTAATGAATTCTATATAAGGAGTATGGATGGGTATAACATCAAATCATCTGGTTTTAATGTTGCAGGAATTAGTGAACCAGTTTATTTGGGAGACATTCCTGACACTAATAGAATAAATGGTTCAATATTTTTGTTTACTGTTCCAAGTATTGGTTCTCAGTCTCCAACCATTGTTAGAAGAAATGCTGGAACAATTAACTATGTGTCTGGAATAATAACCTTAAATCCAATTAATATACTTGGAGGAAAAAATAAGGATGGAGTTCCTATCATAGAAATTGAAGCATCTCCTCTTTCCAATGACGTGGTTGGATTACAGGATCTTTATTTGCAACTAGATATAGGGAGTAGTAATTTTGAGATGATTGTTGATGAAATATCCTCAGGATTAGATCCATCAGCATCTAATTATATTGTATCGCCTAGTTACGCAAATGGCAACTTAGTGAGGGCAGGTGGTAGTACAACCACTATAACCGGCACACAAGCGACTACAGGCACCACTGGTGGCGCTCAAGGTGCCACTACTACTACATCCACTACACGCTCATCAACTTCATATTCCGCGCCAACTACCACATCTACATCTGGTTCATCCAGTGGTTCATCCGGTGGATCTAGTGGTGGATCTGGATACTAATTACAACTACCTAACAGACGAAAATCCATAAAATGTCAAAAAATAGAGTCCAACTAAACAGTGTTGTTTCTAGTCAACTTCCTGCATACGTGCAAGAAGATTATCCTTTAGTATCCTCTTTCTTAAAGCAATACTATATTGGACAGGAATATCAAAGTGGACCTGTTGATCTAATTCAAAATATTGATGAATATATTAAATTAGATAATTCATCAAACATAGTTGAATCTGTAATTTTGCAAGATGATATTACTTTCTTTGATAAAACAATTAAAGTAGATCCAACACTCTCCCCTGGTGGTACTATTGGATTTCCTGATACCTATGGTCTACTTAAAATTGATAATGAAATTATAACGTATAGAAGTAAAACTGATTATTCCTTTACTGGATGCAGGAGAGGATTTGTTGGAATAAGTTCATATAAGAGCGGCACAAACAATAGTGAATTAGTATTTGAAGAAAGTCAGTCCGATGACCATAATAGTGGTTCAGTCATTGAAAATTTAAGTGTTTTATTTTTAAAAGAATTTTTACTAAAAACAAAAAATCAACTTCTTCCCGGATTACAAAATAGAACTTTTGATGAAGATCTTAATCAAAATATTTTCTTAAAGCAGTCTAAAGACTTTTACCTTAGTAAAGGCACTGATGAGTCATTTAAAATTTTATTTAAAGCTTTATATAATCAAGACGTAAAAGTTGTAAGACCATCTGAATTTTTATTCACTCCGTCTAATGCTAGGTATGAGATTGTAAATCAATTAGTTGTTGAACCAATTGAGGGTGATCCAGAAAATTTGGATACTGGAACTTTATATCAAGATTCTTATAAGTTTGATGATAAAATTAATAAAGCATATGCTCCAATCACTTCGGTTGAAAAAATTGAAGTTGGATTTGGAAAAACTTTTTATAAACTTAATTTTGATGGTGGATATAATAGAGATATTCGTGTTGATGGAGTTGAGTACGGTCAATTTAAAATCGAACCATCAACAAAAATTATAGGAGCAGTTTCAAGCGGATCTACCATTATTGATGTTGATTCTACGGTTGGTTTTGGAACCACAGGTGAATTGTATGTAACTTACACGGATAACACCACCGGTATCGTATCGTACACTTCAAAATCTTTAACTCAATTTTTTGGATTAACAAATCTCACAGAGAATATTAGTGATGAATCTACTGTGGGTATTAATACGTTTGCATATGGCAGATCTAAATTAAATCAAAATGAAATAATAAAAGTTAGAGTATCTTCTGTATTAAATTCTACTAAATTACCAGATAATACCAGGTCCTTTAAAAAAGGAACGACTGCAAATGTTACCACATATGGAATATCTGAGTACAATTTCACAACTAGAGGATGGGAGTATAATGTATCTCCAAAGTATAATGTCGAAGATGTAGAGTTAATTGACACCTCGGATTTTACATACAAATTAACATTAAAATCTAGACATTATCTTAAAGTTGGCAATTCTATCATTATTAATTTAAAAGATAAAACAAAATTAACCTCTAATGTTATATCGATTGATAGCGAAAAAAGTTTTAGAATAAGAGGTCAAGGAGAGTTAGAAGAATCACAAGTAGATAAAGTCCAAAGAAAAATACAAAAGGGAGAATCAAATACTTTTTCAAAAATATCTGAATTTTCAACTGGAGTTGATAATTTATACAAAACTGATGATGGTGATTACGTAGTTGCATCTCCATCTTTACCTGTTTACAATTCTCAACCAATAGAAGCAACACAAAGAAAAGTGACCTTCTCTGGAACTTTTTCTGGAACTGAGTTTGAAATTAGTCCAGGAGTGGAGCATGGATATTATACGGGTGAATCAGTTTATTATTCAGCAAGTATTTCTGATGAAAAATATGTTGACGCTGCTGGAAAAGTACGGACAAGAAAAAAAAGAAATACAGGATTATTTGATGACGGACTTTATTTTATTAAAAGAGTAGATGGATTTACTTTAAAATTTGCAAAGAGTAATGATGATATCTACAATGACAAGTATGTTAGTGTAGATAGTGCCACAACAGTATCTGACAGCACTATTGTGCCGTTTAATAATTTTAATAAGACTCTTAAACCACAAAAACTTTTAAGAAAAATATCCACTCCTCAAAACCAAGGAGAAAAAATTTCAACTAAACCTGGAACTACTGGGATATTAATAAATGGAGTAGAAATTTTAAATTATAAATCCAAGGACATTATTAGATATGGTGCTATTCAGAATATTAATGTCTTATCTCCGTCAAATAATATTGATGTCATTAATGTTCCAAATTTAATTATTAGTGATCCTGTTGGTTCAGGAGCAACAGGGCACGTTTCAGTCACTGGTTCTCTTAAAGAAGTGAGAGTCCTTAATGGTGGATTTGATTATCTATCTGTACCAACTCTTAAAATAGAGGGTGGTAATGGAAAAGATGCATTTGGATCAGTCAATATGAAATTGATTGATCATGCACCAGAATTTTTTGCAGATCAAGTTTCTGCAAATGTTTCTTTAGTTTCAGATACCATTGGATTTTCTACTTTCCATAAATTTAGAAATGCAGAGCAAGTAATATATAAAACTTTTGATGAACCAGCAGGAGTGGTTGGTTTAGATACTAGTGCATTGTACTTTGTATCAACTGTTAATAACACCACCGTTAAATTACATCCAACCCAAGCAGATGCTATTTCTGGTATCAATACTATATCATTGACTGGATTTGGAATTGGTAAGCATGCTCTTCAAAGCGTAAACAAAAAATCCATAGTATCTTCAATTAATATAATCAGTGGTGGAACCGGATATGAATCTAAAAAGAGAACTGCTCCTGTAGCGGGAATTAATACCTCGTCAAGTATTATTACAATAAAGAACCATGATTACAAAGATGGAGAGAAGATTAAATACTCTGTAATTGGAACTGTAGCAGAAGGTCTTACCAACAATACAGAATATTATGTTACATCTGTAGATAAGGACTCATTTAAACTCTCTGCAATTGGAATTAGTTCCGACGTTGAATTTTTCTATAGAACTAAGCAATATGAAAATATTAGTTCTGTAGGTGTGGGAACTCATGTATTCAACTATCCAGACATTACTGCTACTTTATCTGGAGAGGTTGGTATTTCATCTATCGGCGCAGAAACATTTAAAGCTTCCATAGAACCCGTAGTACGTGGTTCTATCACATCTGTTCATATTGAAAATGAAGGTGTTGGTTATGGATCATCAGAAATAATTAATTTAGATCGTCAACCTACAATTACTATAAGTGGTGGAAAAAATGGTCAAGTTAGACCTGTTGTTAGTAATGGAAGGATAGAACAAGTTATTATATTAAATTCTGGAACTGGATATAATACTACTCCCGATTTAAGAATTATTGGGGATGGTCAAGGAGCAATTTTAATTCCAATTATTTCAGGCGGATCTTTATCTGAAGTAAGAGTTGCTGAACCTGGTAGTGGGTATGGCGCATTAAATACTTTCATTGATGTTGAAAATTCATTTGATTCTGAACTACAACCAGAGTTTTATTCTGATCTTAAAACCTGGAGAGTTAACTCAGTCGAAAAGAATTTCCCATTCTTTACAAAAGATGATGGTATAGTGGTTGAGGGAGAATAT